TTCGTGCGACACCGACATTGAAGTTCTACAAGGATAATGGTAATACGATTGTTGTTGCTATTCGTGGAACGAAACCGACTGATGTTGATGATGTATCGGCTGATGGATTGATTGCGTTGGGGCAACTGGAAACATCAAAGAGATACAAGGAGGATTTGAATACTATTCAGCAGTTCCAAGTTCAGTTCCCACCTTCGCAGTTTGATTATTATGGTGTGGGGCATTCATTAGGCGGTGCTATACTGGATAGTTTTTTGAAGAAGGGTCTGATTAAGAATGGCGTATCATATAATCCAGCAGTTCAGCCACAAGATTTTCAGAATACAACATTGCCGAATAGTCGTGTATATATGGAAAGCGACCCTCTCTATGCGTTGATGGGACGCAACCTTGCGAAGAAGCCAGAGACCCGTGCTCCACGCAAGAAATCGTGGTGGGAGAAAGCAGCCAGTTATATTCCGTATGTTGGAACGGCGATGAAAGGATATGACCTCTACCAGTCGCATATGTTAGACCAGTTTCAAGGCGGTGCGAAGGCACACTCCAAGTTTGAAAAGCAACTGCGGAAAGTCGGCATTGAACCTTCGTTGTATCTCAAAGAGGCACAACGGAGAGCCAAAGATGCTGGGCTTCCTTATAAAGTATTAGGGTTTGCTGATGACGGCGACCATAAACTATCTATTCCGAATGCGGAAGGGCGAATGATAAAGTTCGGGAAGGTCGGGTATGGAGACCATCTGATTTGGTCTCATCTGGAACAGATGAAAAGAGTTCCGATGGGGACTGCGGACGCAAAGAGGAACACATTCCAGAAGTCGCACACGAAGATAAAAGGGGACTGGAAGAAAGACGCTTTTTCTCCGAACTCTCTGGCGTTGAGTGTGCTATGGTAGTCTGACGACCAACACAACGAACACACATAAACTTTGAAGACCCGTGAATACAATCACCCTCTTTGGGTAATGAGAATGAAACATTCCCATCACCGAAAGTCCCACTCCAAGTGCGTTTAACTGGAACAAGATTACCAGCAATATCCATTACATTTGCGTGTGTGATAAGTTTAGGGTCGGGAGGACCATTACAACCCTTTGGTGTCGCATCAAATATATTCGTGCCCGTTGGACCCGTGTATAAATGTTTAATCGTTGCGATGTATGGAGTTGGGTCGGACATCTTTATTATATTTTATACCAACATTTTTATTATGCGTAGAGTATCTCCCAGTTGTAGATGAAGCCAACCTCACCAGCACCCACCGCTGCGACGGTGAAGGTAGAGGCAGCCGTAGTCGCACCGACTTGGATTGTGATGACGGGAGCAGTTAGACCGCCAGCAGCCGCACCCGTAAAAGCAGCCGCAGAACCGCCCACAAGCATCACACGAACTTGGGAGTTCGCAGTAATCCCCGCAGCGGGAACTACAACGGGAGCAGCCGCAGTTGTGAATGTTCCACGAGAAGTAGCACCCCAGTTGAGAGGAACATTCTGGGTGGCGGGGCGATTGACGAAGATAGTATCAACGGCAAGTGCGGGAGCCACGAAGGCAGTCGCAGTCGGAGCCCAATAGCCTTGCTCGTATTGCTGAATAGTCTGCGGACCACCCACACGAGGGTCAGAGTAAGCATACTTTTGGAGTTGATTGGGGTTCAGACCACCACCACCAGTCTGGGCGGCGAAGGTTGTGAAGGAAGAGGCATTCTGCGTGGCGGGAAGAGCGGGGTCAGTATCCGCAATGGTGAAACTACCCAAGCAGTTCAGCGGACCAGCCGCATTCACACCCGAGCCACCCTTCTGGCACACTACACCACGAGCACCCGTTAGGAGACCGCCCGCATAAAGTTGGTCGCTTCCGCTTTGCTGATTGAGAACTACGGAACTCATCTGGTATTATACCTTATACCAATATTTTTTTGTCGGCGAAGATATTTTGAAGTTCGGGGTTTTACATTAGTCGGGCGGACAATCCACGACGGCGACCACCCGTTCCATCACCACCCGTTCCAGCCCCAGTTCCAGCACCAGTTCCAGCACCAGTGCCGTAGCCTACTGCGTTCAGCCCACTACGGAGATTGCCGAGCATTCCACTCTCGGGAAGCAGTCCCTTTGCCGCCGAAACAAGAGGCTTTGTCTGCTGATAGACATCTTTCGCCTTTGAGAGAATGTTCGCAAGAGAGCCGAACATACCAGCACCACCCACATAGCGGGAGAGCATATCACGAGTTCCAGTCGGGGCGAGGGGAGCAGAGATGATGTCTTGCTCGGAGAGGACACCCTTGATGATGCGGGAAGAACCACGAATGCTCTCAAAGAAGCCAGAGTTCGCAGTAATCACATACAACTGAACGCCAGAGAGAGCACCAGCAGTCGTGTTCTTGACTTGGAGATTGAACTGGAAGGTAAAGTTCCCTACCAGTGATGGTGCTTGACCCGTTTGGAGCGTGATGTCTTGGGAGGGTTTCAGCACGAGCAGACCGCCAACAAGAGGCACACGACCACACGCACCGCCACCAAAGCCCGTAGAAGCACCGCCCAGTGTGCCGACTTGGAGAGCAGAACCCAAGTGAGCCTCGCCCACCCAAGAGTTCCAGTCCATATCAAGACCATTCTTCACGGACATCGCATAGAGTTGCTCCGCCGTCTGGGACGAGAGCAGACCAGAGAAGTTGTCAAAGTTGATGGTGAGCGGTGCCGTAATGTTGTCCGCACTCGTCGCAACGGGCAGATAGAAGTCGCCTTGCTGGGGAGTGAGAGAAGCGGGATTGGGCTTAACATAGATGATGAAGAGGTCGGGGATTTGAGGCAGTGTGATTGTCTGGGACTGGATTTGGACGACGGAACCAGCGGGAATAGCACCACCTTGATACGAGGTGATGTAGCGAGGGAACTCCATATAGGGCACGACTGACTTGGGAGGCAGAGGCACATCAAGAGAAGGAGTGAGGAACTGGCAGTTGATACGGGAGTTGGCGAAAGAACCAGATGAGGAGGAGGCGTTGTAGATAGGAGCAGTGAGAGAGCACCCAAACTTCGTAGTGCTACGAACAATACGGCTGGGTGCTTGGAGGTTCATAATCAACTGAATGTTGTTGATGCCGAAGAGACCCGTGTCCCACTCGTGGCAGTCGGAGAAGACGAAAGGGGAAAGCACCAGTTTCTCCGTAGAGCCCCAGCGGAAGTAGAGAGGGAAAGGAGTGTTAATCACCGTTCCAGCGTTCGTCCAAGCGGGAGCAACGGGAGCAAGACCTACAACTGGAACGGCGGCAATCCAGATAGTTCCAGCATCAACGGCGAGAGAACCTACTGGGTAAGTTGTGGCGGCAGACCAATCTGCGGGAACGCAAGGCTGCCCGTTCTGGGACACATAGTTCGCAGCGGGAAGACCGCCAGATGCGGGGTAGGCGGGTGTGTAGGCAGAAGCACCACCAACTTGGGGGGCGGGTAGAGGATTGCCTTGCGGGTCCGTGTAGATTACATTGAGGAAAGCACCATTCGGGGTCTCGGCGAAATCCGTCTGGCTCTCATACCCAGCAAGAGGGTTATTCACGGCACCAGCGGCATCGTTGTAAGACTGATACTTATCAAGCATAGTCGGGCAAGTGCGTTGGAGGCGGTTCTTCTTGTAGTCGGTTAGACGGAGAACCTCTTTGAGAACATCTTGGGAGTTAATCACGCTCGTGGTGTCGTTGATGGTCGCCGTGAGGGTAGAGCAGAGAGAGTTGAGCGGGAACGCCGTTAGGGCACAATCACGACCCCACTGGGCGATGGGGGCGAGTTGAAAAGGCTGGGCGGAGAGCGTAGCCGTCATCGCCATATATACCACGCTGGACCATTCCACCGCCCTATCCACATACACATTCTCGCTCGGGACATAGATGTTGTAGGTGTGCTGGGACTGGGTCGCAGCGATGGCGTTGAAAGGAGCGTTCGTGAGGGAGAGAGCACCCTTCTCAACCGCATACTTGGGGCGAGACTGAACGATGCGACTATCAAAGACGGCGAGTTTCTCAATGTCGGCACTCATCTGGTATTATACCTTATACCAATATTTTTTTGCGGACGAAGATATTCTCAAACTTGCCGAAGGGGACGGAAAGGTTGAGGATATGGATTGTTCGGGGTCTCGGAGACAAGATAGACAAGATAGGCAAATCTCTAACTTTGGGCTTGGCGGGAATGAGGGGGTTCGTGAGAGAGTTTGCGGTTTGAGTATCTTGCCTATCTTACATTACGGGGGCAAGACCAGCGTCCTTGTGCTTAAACATTACCTTGATGGAAACGCTGGAAAGGTTAAACATATTGATAGGGTAGAGTTGATTATCCAGTCGGTTCTTCCAGAAGACTTGAATGTCTATGTTGCGAATGTCTTGCTTGGAAGATGAGAAGTCGGAGAGACGATACTCGGCGGAAGGTGCGTAGTAGATAAAACGGCGGTAAGCGTCTGCGTTTCCACTTGAAGTATCCAGAGAGATGTCCGTAATGATAGGCTGGAAAGCAGACTGAACGGTCGCTTGACTGAACCCCAAGTTTCCAGCACCGAGAACAACGGGAGCACCCGTAGCCTCTGACTTGATAGGAAGCAGTGTAGATGTGAAAACGATGGAGGATACGGGAGACCACAAACTATCCGTAGAGGAGTAGTCTTGCTGGGCGATGTAATACACACGACCAATCATATTGGGTGTGATTGCCGCTCCCGTGAGACTGACTGGTGTGTAGCCAAGAGGAGCAACACCCGTGTAAGGAGATAGGCGGAAGTCGGAGACATTCTGGAATGCCTTGTTCGTAGAAAGGATTTCATTCACATAGCCGTCGGGGACAACGACACTACCGAATAGTGTTCCCGTAGGCAAGTTGTAATAGGTGTTGTCGTAGTTCGCGAAGAGACCGAACATATTTGCGTTGAAGAACAGACGGCAAACTGGGTGTTCTGGGAGACCAACAATGACGGGAGGACCCGCAGCATACGCCGTAGGAGTGAATGCCGTAAGACGCTCTCCAAACCCAGCACTATCCATATAAATATCAAACTTGCTCGTGTCTGCTACATACTTCATCACGGGAGGATAGACGGCATTACAGAAAGCACCAAAGGTCGCATAGGGGAATGAACCAGCGGGACCGCCAGCAAGAAGATAAGCAGCGTAGAAAGCGTTGTAAGTGTCTTGGTAGGCACAAGTAGAAGGAGCGGCGGGAACGGCTCCAAACTGACCCACATCTACCATCGTGTTATTCCACAAATCAACCCAATGCTGGTAAGTATAGACCCAGTAGTATCGGCTTGTAAGGTCTTGACTATTCCCCAAGTCATTCCCAGCAAGAGACCAGAGAGAAGAGGTTGTAGGGTTCGTGCCGACGACGGGAGCAAGAACCCAGTTAGGACCCACGACGGGAGTAATGCCCGTGCTGATTGCGATGGCTTGGTAGATGGTGTTATTGTATTGGACGACTGCTCCAACGGGATAAGTCTGCTGGATATTCCAAGCGGCTTGCGGAATGACTTGATAGAAAGGACCATCAAACGAACCATAAATATTCGGACCCGTCATAGATACAATCTGCCCGAGTAGATACTGCGTTCCACCAGCCCACTGACCTTGAAAGTTGTCGGCTGCGATGTTGCGGGGAACTGGGGCGGAGATTGGGTTCTGCGTCTCGGGAACATACTGAATAAAGCGTTGCTGGGGAACACCATTCACAACAATGTTCGCACCGCCCAAGTTAATCGTCTGCGAGAACGACACCGCCATAGAGTAGGTCGTAAGATTAACATTTGTCTGACCCGTTCCCTCTGCGATGTTGGGAATGAAGAGAGGCAAGTCTCGGTTTGCTCCGTCCATCGTGAAGCGAATGATGGAGAAGTAATAGTCGGCGGCATTACGGATAATCGCCGTATCACGAGTTTCGTTAAACCTAATCTGCGGGTCTTTGATGGCTTGACCGAACAGAGTGTTCTGTGTC